TCGCAAGAAATAGCACCACCGAAACCGAAGAGAATAGTACAACAGAAAGCCAAGAAGTCAGTCAAACAGATTCTAGCTCGCACTCGTAAGAAGGTAGCTAAAGCAGAACAAACTCTACGTTCTGCAAAACAAGCAGCAGAAAATACCAAGAAGAAACTGTTAACTATTGACAAAGCTCTGACTGGTAAAGAAACTCAACTTCTTACTGAAGACATAATCGAGAGTGCTCCTAAGAATGTACAAGAGCATGTACAAAACCAAGAAGTTATCTTTAAACCTAATTCAGGTCCACAGACACAATTTCTTGCAGCTTCTGAAAGAGAAGTATTTTATGGTGGAGCAAGAGGCGGTGGTAAATCATATGCGATGCTAGTCGATCCGCTTCGCTATTGTACAAAGGCAAATCATAGAGCACTCCTAGTGAGGAGGACAATGCCTGAGTTAAGAGACTTAATTCAAAAGTCTCAGCTATTATACTCAAAAGCATTTCCTAATGCAAAATGGAGAGAACAAGAAAAAGAGTGGCGATTCCCATCAGGGGCAAAGATAGAGTTTGGTTACGCAGAGAATATGACAGACGTATTACGTTACCAGGGTCAGTCTTACACATGGATAGGAATAGACGAACTTCCACAATATCCTTCGCCAGATATATATAATTTTCTAAGATCTTCTTTAAGATCGGTTGATAAAGATATACCTGTATATTTAAGAGCAACAGGTAATCCAGGTAATGTTGGATCACAGTGGGTAAAAGAAATGTTTGTAGAACCTGCTGAACCAAATACAGCTTTTAATGTAGGGATAGATACACCCAACGGAAAGAAGTATATAACTAGAAGGTTTATACCAGCTAAGTTACAAGACAATCCTTATCTGATGCAGACTGATGATTACTATATCATGCTTGCATCTTTACCAGAAGCACAACGTAAACAGTTTTTAGATGGAGATTGGGATGCCTATGAAGACTCAGCTTTTCCAGAATTTAGTAAAACAACCCATGTGGTTGAACCTTTTGAGATACCTAGAAGCTGGTATAAGTTTCGTGCTGCTGACTGGGGTTATTCTTCTCCTGCTTGTGTTTTATGGTTCGCTGTGGATTATAATAATAACATCTGGATTTATAGAGAATTATATACTAAAAAAGTTACGGCAGATAATTTTGCACGTCAAGTCGTAGATTTAGAAAAAGGTGAGTATATTCATTACGGAGTATTAGACTCTAGTACTTGGGCAAGAAGAGGTGATGTAGGTCCTAGTATTGCAGAGACAATGATACAAAATGGATGTAGATGGAGACCATCAGATAGATCTCCTAAAAGTAGAATTAGTGGTAAATTAGAAATACACAAACGATTAAAAGTTAATGATGAAGAACCAGGTATTAGAATATTTAAAACCTGTAGAAATTTAATTAGAACTTTAGGATCTTTACCAACAGATGATAAGAATCCTGAAGATGTAGATACTAACGCAGAGGATCACGCATACGATGCATTACGTTATGGTTGTATGAGTAGACCTACCCATCCTAAATATGCAGAAAGATTTAGAACATCTTTTACGGATGACACATATAGGATGGCTGATAATAAATTTGGGTATTAACATGAACAGAGTTACAAGACAAGTGTTATCGCATATATCTTCTATTAAAAAAGAAACAATGG